CCCATTCCAGAAGATCCTGCCCCCATATCTTGGCCACCTCTAGCTTTAATGACTTTTTTTAGTTTACCAGAATTTTCCATGGCATAAAAAACAGAATCGCCTTTTTTCTTACCATATTGGTTTCTAAATTTTGCTTTTAATTTTTTACCTTTTTCAGTTAATGGCATTATCCAAACATCCTTCTAATTTTATTTTTTCCTGCTTTTGCAATTTTAACTACTTCATTTTTTTTCATTACTTTAGCACGTTGTTCCATAACAGTTAAGATCTGTATTTTTCTTGCAAATGGTTTATTTACATTAACAACTTTTTTAACTGTAGCTCTAGCATCACTAGGTGTAGCAAATTTAATTTTTACAGTATCTCTAGGGTTTTCATCTGTATATAATCTTCTATCAGAACCTTTTGGCTTTTTACCAGTACCTTTTTTAGGATCTGCCATGATATTTTTCCCTCCAATAATTTTTTCTTTCAAGTCTTCTTATTCTCAAATCTAATTCATCATACTTAAAAATTTTTAATAAAAAATTTAATATTTTATTCATTATTTTTTAGCTTTCTTTCTTGCAATATCTAATTTTTCATCTGCAATTCTTATTCTTTCTGCAGCTTGATCTACATTATTTTCTAATTTCATTTTTTCTACGTCTAGTTTTTCATCAATTTCGTTTTCTCTAATTTCGTTTGACATCATATCTTGATCTGCTTTACGTTGTAAGTCTAAAGCTTTAATATCTAATTCTCTTTGTTTTAATAATACCAATGGATCTTGTTTTTGACCCATAGACTCACTTTGAGCAAGTTCCATTGTTAAGGTTGCCACTCTTTGTGCTACCATCGAAGCTATTTGAACTTGTGCTCCTTGAGGGTCTTGTTGTAACATTAACTGCATATTAGGGTCACTTGCAATTGCAGCACCTACTTCGCCTTGAGCTTTTAATGAAACGTGTTCAGATATGTGTGCTTGTAAAGCTGTATAAACTTGTGGGTTTATTTGCACCATTCTTGTAGACATAAATGCTCTATGTGCATTAATATGTGCATCATGATCTTGTTCTGGGTATGCTTTTAGCGGTTTCATAGCTAAAACATCCATATTTTCTGTAGCAGGATCTTTTGGTACTGGTCTTTCTAAAGGTTTTAAAATTTGATCTATATCTTGAGTGCCTAAAGCTTCATAAACTCTACGATATGCCTCTCTCAAGTTGTGCATCATCGGATTTGACATGGCAATTTTTAAATTTTCATTAGCCATTGTAACTCTTTGAGCCATACTCATAATATTTGGGTCTGCAACAGGTATTACATCTACTCTATCGTCAAAATCTGTTTGTTTTACTGCTTGATCTGCTCCATAAACTGAATACGGGTAGATTGGAGGTAGGTAAGTTGCAAAAACTTTAGATAAAAGTCTAAATTCTCTTCTCATTGAGTAATAACATCTCTTGTGTATAGCACTCATGACCCTCGAACCTCGTTCCAATAATGAAACAGTGGTACCAACAGCTCTATTTTGCATATCATTGCCGGTATCCATGTTAGTTATAGCTGCAAATTTCTGTCCTGCTTGTACAACAAAGCCCATTAATTGGTATAATGTAGCTGATGGTTCCTTAAATGGTAAAATTTGAAACTGATCTTTAATGTTTCCACCTGGTGCATCTACATCTCTAAACTCTCCGGGTTGAAATGGTTGGTCATCGTCACGAATTCTTATACCTCTAGACTTAAATCCTGCAGGTAAATTAGATAATGTACCTGCATCTAGTAATTGTCTTAATGATTGTGTAGCAGATCTACTTAATCCACCTATCATATGTGTTAATCCAAAGCCATAAAAACCTAATCCTGGCAAAAATTTAAAATGAACAAAATATTCTTTTCTTTTTTTAGCTTCATCATTAGGTTCATAGTTTCTATAAATAGATAATACTTCTCCTGAACCCTCGTCAATTGTAATTATGTAGGGTACCTTAACTTGTTTTTCAGGATTTTGCATTTCAAATTCTTCCAAATTACAATCAACATGCATCTCAAGTATTGAATAAGAATACTGTTTATCGGCTGAAGGTGTAATGCCTTCTAATTCTTGATATTTTTTTTCAATTTCAGTTGGACCCTTAGAAGTTGGTTTAAGCTCCACATCTCTATAAAATCCAGCTTCTTGTTTTTTTAATATTTCGTTTTCTCCCATTTTAATAACATGAGTAATTCTTTCACAATCCATTAAATCTGTAGCATAATATGGAACGACTAAATCTTCTGCAGGTATAAATTTAGAAACAGCTCTTTGCATTACTTCATCATAGTAAACTTTTTTAAATGCTGAACCTGCTAAAGCTAAATAAAATAATAATTGATCAAACTCTGGAGTATATTCTTCCATCTCTTCTGTGATCATGTAATTCATAAAATCTTGAACACGTTGAGCTTGATTTATCTTTGCATCATCTTCTGCTCCTAAAACTCTTGTTCTTACAGGCCCTTGAGATGGTAATAATTCTTTGTAAGCTTGTGCTTGAAATTGAGTTACTGCTTCAGATAATAGTGGATGGGTAACACTTGCTGACCCTCTAAAAGGTCGAGTCATTTCTTTTTGATTTAAACCTAATAAATCTAAATTACTAGTGTATGATGATTCCCAATCTTTTCTTGAAACTCTATCTTTTTTATAATCGTCAAGCAATCGATTTGAAATTCTTTGAAGAACTTCATCTGACATATCTTCTGCAATATTTTTGAAAAAATCATCTACTGCTTCTGCCATTTCAGATATAGTAGGTGGAGTTTCATCTGATTCTAATTCAATGTTAACTTCACTAGTCTCAGGAGTCTCTACATCCTCAACGATTGCTTTTTCGATTTCGGCCATTAATAAAGTTTTGTAGGTTTCATACCACCCTTGGCTAATCCTCCACCTCGAGCTTTTACCATTTTTCCTTTGTTAAATAAAGGTTCTTTAAATCTAAAACCAAAGATACCAGGTGTTTTTTTGCTTATACCTTCTGTAGTTAAAGGACTTTTTCTTCCTCTTCTTTCTCTCATAGTTTTAGCATAAATTTCTTTATTCTTAAATTTCTCTAAACCTTTTTCTAACGAACCATCTGGCATAGCAAAAATAGATTTTGGATTTCTACCTTTAATATCTGATGGCTTTAATTTAGTGATACCCGCAATAATTTTATCTTTTGGACCTGCTAATGCAGCTCCTTTAGCATTAATAGCTTTTTTTCTAGCCATTGCAGCTTTTTGCATTACATCTGATTTACCCATACCAATTTTTCCAGCACTAGGTAACAGACCTAACTTAGATGCACCTGCTAATCCAACGATAGCAGCTAACATCTTATTTCGTCTTCTTGATTTTTTTGACATGTCTTATCTCCTAATAATATACGTATTTACGTTGCTTGTAACGTTCAATCTCATCCTCGTCAGAATAAGTCGTTACAAACGAACCTTGTCGGTATCTTAACATAGCTTGTGTTGTGCTGTCTACATAATCATCATGCTCTCCATGAGGAAATGCTGCACATTCCTCAATAACTTCTTCTGCCCAATGTTCGTCTCTTGGATAAAAAACTTGTCCAGACTCAAATATGGGAGCACACGCATTTACTCTAGAATGTTTGTCTTGTCCTCTACCTGGTGTGTAATCCATAACAGGAATACCCATTTTTCTAAATTCTTGTAATAAACTTTGCCCACTGGCTTTTGCTTCAATGATAACTGTTTCTGGTTGCCAGTATTTATATTGATCTAAGGCTACCATTTTTAATTCAGGAAAATCATATTTACCTTTTATGGCATCAACTAAAATTATTGCATCAGGCCCAGATTCGTGGGGCGTGAATATTCCCCATGTAGTGATAGCAGAATAATCTGCAGTTTCTTTTTTACTAAAAGCCGTGTCGTATGATTGTATGACATGTTTTAAAGTAGGAAGTTCCTTGGTCCACGGAATCCACCAATCTCTTTTTAAGATTGCTCCTTCCTCTGACGTAGGATTCTGCATGTATTGTGCAGACCAATTTCTAATGGATATAGACGCTTTAACTTTTTCCAATTCATCAAGTTCCCAATATTCAGGCCAAACAGGTTGTAAGTTTTCTTCTTCTCCAATCAAAGCTGGAAAAGAAATTTTTTCCCACTTATCTGCCTTAGGTTCAGTTTCTGCTTTTATTAATCTTCCTGTTAAATCATCTTGAGCCCATCTTGTCATTACAAGTACGATTGAGCCTCCAGGTTGTAAACGTTGTCTTGGTCCTGATAAATACCAATCATAAGTTCTCTCCATCGCACTGTCTGATAATGAATCTTGTTCAGTGTGTGGATCATCGATAATAAGTAAGTCCGCCCCTCGTCCTGTAATTGAACCGCCAACCCCCGCTGCAAAGTACTCCCCACCATGATTAGTCTCCCAACGTCCTTTAGCCTTACTATCTTCTCTAAGTTTAACATCTCCAAAGATTTGTTTATACTCTGGACTATCAATTAAATTTCTTACTTTAGCACCAAACCTTGCAGATAGTTCTGCATTGTGTGATACCTGCATTAATTTCATTTTAGGGTTTTTACCTATCATCCAAGCAGGAAAGTATATGGATGCAAATTCAGATTTAGTATGTCTAGGAGGCATGTTCACTATGAGCCTTCCTTTTTTATGTTTAGCTATCTTAGTAAATTCATGAGCTATGTGTTGATGATGTCCCCACTTATCAGGATCTTTATGTGTTCTACATATAAAATCAGGCCAAACATTCTTAACAAAATACAAGAAGTTATCTTGACATAGTTTAATATGTTTAAGCCACACCTTTTCGAGCCTCTCTCGTAATTGATCTGTGGTTAATAAATCTTTGTTTGTCATTTAATTTTTTAATATATTTGAGTCCCCTTTTACCATATCATTTGAAGATAGACTACTTCTATTCGTGTTACAAGTTTTAGTCAAAGTGTAGTAACATCGCAAAATCAAGATTTTTTTTTAAAATAAAAAAAACTTTTTAATTTTTAATTTTGGTTGGTACCTCTATTAATGGTGGAAGCCACACGCCCCATGTGTGGGGCGTGTGTTTAAGATTTATTGTTTTAGTTCCTCTTCAACTTTTTTGTCTACCTCATCCAGTGCAAAATCTTCAACTGACTTGAGTGTTTTTTGAGGGTCTATTGTGTAAGTGTGTACAATTTCCCCTCCGTTTTTTTCTAGTTCCAACTGCCACAGATTGTCAGTTTTTAGAGGTCTTAAACTAATGTTATAGCCTTTATATGATAAGCCCATAATTAAACCCTTCTCATGGTTCTTAAGGTTAAGACTATTCCAAGCGTTGACAGGGTTAACCCTGTCAACACATCTAAATTGAAAAGAATTACAACACCTAAAAAAGCGATTGCAAAACTAATACAAATTAAAACTATATGAAAAAATATATCCATATTACTTAACCTCTAATTTGTAATTGGTTCTTAATTCATTAGAAACACCACCAGTTAAATACTTAGCGTATAACTCTGGATGATCTTTTTTGAATTTAGTCACATCAAAACGGCTTGTCTGTTTCGTAAGTAACTGAACCGATCCAATATAAAAGCCCTTTTTTCCCATTGTCTTAGGCTCTTTAAATTGGAAATAATTGTCGTTTGCTTCACAATGTTCAACTAATTCAGGCTTAATCAATTTAGTAACCTTTGAATAGTTTTTTATTGTGTCTGTAAATTGACTATAAACTAAAGCTTTATAATCAATTTTTTTTGTTTCAATAGCGTGAAACATTTGTTTTAGTGATTTCATAATTGAACCTCCGTTGTTAGTTTTTTTATTTATCACTATCCCATTAATATAGGATTTAAAAGTTATTACAAGAAAATAAAAAATTTATTTACAGCCCCAGGTTGTGGGGCTGTAAATTAGAATCATTCTAAAAATATGCCACCATTAAAATAATAATTAAAAATACATAAGGAATAGCTAGTCTAATAATAAATTTTAAAATGTCCTCAATCATGCTGCCACCTTTATAAATTTATTATTAATGTTACGGCCTAAGCCCTTAGCCACGAGCCCAACAATCACGCCTCTAGGGTCTTTGAATCGTAAGTCGTGTTTATCTCCATTGATAACCCTTCGACCCTTCCACCTTTTGGGCAGCTTGTCCCTAAAAACAACAGCCACATTATAACCGGACCTAATGGCTGCATCGATGTCAGAATCGTTACGGCCAGAGTCTGAGAAGGTCACATTTAAATTTTTATGATCATGATCTAAGTAATTTAAGACCTTAGTATATTCATAAAATTGAACATCTGGATGAAGCTCGTGCAGCGTTGAACCTCCATCTACTTTCATACGATGCCAGGCCAGGTCTGATGTGCCATTCAATCTAACGGCAAATTTAAAGCCCTGAGCTGCTGCCCTTTTTTTTAGCTGCTCGATTTCAGTGCTTAGCTGCCACAAGAATGCATTCTTATTAGTCCAAAAAAGATTCGTTTTATTTAATCTAGCTTTTTGGACTGAACCCATCTGGCCACGGCCTGATGTATTTAAACAAGCTGCAGCACATTCTTTGGAAGCTTTAGGACAGACGTTTTTGCCGCTTAATGTAAACGGTGCCAGATGAAGGATGGCTGTTTTATATCCAAACTTCTCCCCCTTAGCCATTTTAGTTTGACTGTAGTAATTAAGCAGCATGATTTACCGTAACCCAACTGCCATTGACTTTGGCCAATTTGATTTGAGTGCTATAGATTGAACCGGCTTCATCAAAGAAACCCAGCTCCGAGCCCTTAGCATCTATAAGCACAGTTTTCTTAACGCCCTTGCCTTGCTTTGGACTCTCCAGAAGCTTTCCGCTGCATAATATAAATGGATGCAGCTGATCGCTTTTTATTTCCTGGCCTTTTTTTAGATCTTTAAAGTGTATCATTTTTTTCTCCATGTTAGTTAATGAAATCTTATTACCATGGGATGGGCAGATCTGTCAACAGCTGATTACTTTTTTTATAAGCTGCATATGCTGCCATTGTCCGGATTATTAAAAAATATTTTTTTATTTAAGTATTAGTACAATAGTCGCAAAATTTGCATAAGCATTTTTTAGCAATCTCGCATAGGTGCGTTTAGTAATAGTACACGACCCACGAAACTTGCATAGGAAAGTTTAGTAATAGTAATAATAATTCTATTCAAAAAATCGCATGGCGATTTTTAGTAATAGTATTTCTCTTCTCTAAAAGTTGCATGGCAACTTTTAGGAATATGCGTGAGGCGTGGTTATTGCGTCAAGATTTTTTTAAATGCGTCTCGTAAGTTTAGGTTTTCACAAACTAGAACCAAGTCTCTCGGTTCACGAACCACGAAAATTTGTAGATTTTGAGAAGTCCTCTGCGAGAGGGCTTCTCGCAAGATAAAAGATTGTCCACCATTCTTGTAATGTGTCAAATGCCAGTTAATTTGATACTTTGAAAGCCCACAATTCTTGACATCATTAGACTTTAATTCAATCCAAATACTTTTGTTATTTATCAACCAATAAACGTCAGGAATTCCATTGATTGTATTACTTTCTAAACGAAAAATTTGACCTTTTAACTTTAATTTTTTTATACGTTGCCAAAGATTTTTTTCAGATTTTGCCATTAACTTATTAAGTCAATAACATAAAAAAACCCCTAACTCCACTCTCGCATTGTTAGGGGTTTAACTAGTCAATTAAGAATAATATCTTTTAAGATAATTTGCAAGACTTCGTTCAATTTTAAAAGAAAAAGCAATTTGTGTTTCAATAAATGCTTCTCTGCAATTACTAAAATCTTTAATGAAATCTTGAAAACTGCCTTTGTAATTGTTTTTGAGTGCTTTTTTATATATCTCTCGTAATGTCATTAATAAATTACTGGAATAATTGGAAGTTCTTTTATATTTGTATGAATAGAACCACCATTATTGCCTTCATCATCACTTGTTGGTGTTAGCCAAATACCATTATCTAATTTGATCTGTACTGGTTGATTATGCCAACCTTGATATTCCATTTCTTTTTCAGAACAATATTCAATTTTAACAATTTTTCTTCCTACTAATTGATCTGATATTTTTTTAATCCAATTTCTTTTTGTCATTATTACTCCTTTTTTGCCATTGAACTTTTTTTATGTAATTGAACATCTAAATTGGTTGCATAATCCCAAACTATAATAAATCTCTCAAGCCAATTACGTTGTTTATCTGTAAGTTTGTCATTCCACATAACCTCTTCATCTGCACTACCTAATGGGGACAGTTTCTCTCTGTCCCCAAAATTAATATAGATTTTAACTAATGTATCAATACTAACCATTATTTACTCGGTAATTCCTTTAAAGTGTTTTGTGGAATTGTCATATTAATATTTGTTTGTTTAGCAATCATTGATATTTGAGATA